ACCAGGACCACAACCTGGCGTTCTACCGCTGAACTACGACCACCATGGGGTTATTCAACGTCTTCAAATTTAATTGAACCTTTAACGTTATTCAATTGATTACGAAGACTAGTCATTAAGCCAGTAAAGTTTTCCTTTACTTCTGCTTCAGCTAATTCCAAGTTCTGTTGAGTTGGATTATTAAAGGTTATATCTATACTTATTTTTCTCATATTATGATTATATAACTAAATCAGTTGATAAATCAAATGTTTGTACTAATTATTTTTTCTTACTACATTAAAAGCAGCAGCTAGATCAGCAGGCATCATTTGGAATGGATTCTCATTGAATATAACTCCACCGGCCCAAAGGCTTTGTGCTACTAATCCACTACATACTACACTTTTAGAGAATGATAATTGTACCTTAATACCTGTGAGCAATTGTAAAACAATAGAGCCAATGGTCAACCATCCATACTTATCATTTAGGAAGCTTTTAGCAGCAGCTTCTACTTGTTGAGCACTTTGACTATTTAATTTGGTTGAAATAATATAAACAGGACAATCTACATAGTCTCGAATATTTCCTTGACTAACATTTGTAGGTTTTGCTTCAACAGTATCACCATTTGAATTGATAATAACCCCTGTGTGATTCCAATGACTAAATGGTTTCATTTTACCATGATATCTCAACCATTGACCAAAACGAATTACTTTAGCAGCAGCACCTTTTGTTTCAACAAGAAAAAAATCTCCTGGTTTAAAATTAGCTGCAACTACGCCTATTGGATAATATTTATAATTCATTAATTGGCCTCTGTTCCGTCTGAGTCTTCTTCGTATGGGGTATCGGTCAAATTATCTTCTGTAATACCAAAATGAACACTACTTGTATACCAGCTATTTAATGCTGGAAGAATTTCTTGACCTTGGTTACTAACTGGAATACTTTCTGTAGTAACTTTACCATGACCTTTTGGAGTATTGGGATTTTGTTGAAAACTAGTATTATTTTCTACTGTATTCATTTGGGGACCACCTTGTCCTCTATCACCTCTAGGGGCAAGTTTATTTGGTACAATACTTGGACCACCAGGACTTTTGGTTACATCTGTAATATTACTTGTACCTTCATCTGGGGTAGCAGGGGTTCCTTGTCCACCCATAAAAGCAATACCTACTCCCATTTCACCATTATTTTCAATTTCTGAGAATCTCAAAGGTAATGTCATTAATTTGCTCTCTTATCTGTGCCTCTATATTTTTCAGCTTCATAGAGGTCGTTTTTACGAATATAAGTTTCTAATCCACCTTCGGGATTAATTGGTTTATCTACTTTACATGCTTCATGATGTTCAGGACTTCCTTCAACTACTATTTTTTGTCTTTCAATTTGACTAGAAGGTCTTAGTACAAAAATTGTAGGATGTTGGGATCTATAATGAAAAATAAATCCATCATATCCATCTCTTCTAGCGCCTTCTCTTAATACATGAAGTCTTTGTTTAGTGTCAAAATTTTTAACATAGTCTCTGGAAAATTGTTTTCTATCATATTCTGGTTCTGGGGGAAGACTACTCATACTAGAATCTGTCTTATCACTTACAGCCCATGGATCAGATTCTCTATCGGCTTTAATTTTATTAACTCTATCTTGCCAATCAGCTTTTTTGGCAGCATTACGTTCATCTTGTTCTTTATAAAATCTTTCTTCTGCACCTGGTGCATTAGGATCACCATATTCTGGAAGTACAGCAGAACCATACTTATGAATATAGTGATTTACTAGATCTGGTAATTCATGAAATTGACCTCTGGTGATTTTATTTTTTTGTTCATATCTTACAGAATGTTGTCCAATATCATGATGTGAGGCAAGAACCATTGGGTTACTCATTTTAATTTTATTAACATGTAAATAGCCGTGTCGTAGAGTTTCATCTGGTTCTGAAGTATGGTAAGTTCCAGCATAGCTAGAAATTTTGTCCAAATAATCATCACTAAAAATAGTATCATGTCCAACAGAACTATGAAACCAATCTGTTCCACCTGTATAAGGATTTATGAGATGTCCATGTTCATCAGTTAATTTTATATCACTTGAATGCTCTGGTTTAGAATCAAAGAAATCAGTCATTAACTATTACCAGATTTATCGTTTGAAGTGCCTGTACCACCAATACCACCCCAAAGATCAGTTAATTTACGACCTTGTGGTAAGTCATCTTCACCATTAATTGGAAGACCATATTCATCAACTTCTTGTTTTTCTTCTTTAGCAGCAAATACTCTATCTCTTTGAGGATCTGTAATTCCTTGCTGATCAATAATATATTGAGGATTTTCTGTCTCTGTAATATGTAGATTTGAATCTACCCCACTCTTACTTTGTTCGGTGGTAAAAGGATTATTACTTGCAGTATCAGTTAATGGAGTTCCATTTATACCTTGACCATGAGCAAAATCTGGATATTGTGAAGCATGCTTGTGAGGAATAGCATGAGGAAAATCATCTCTAAATTTAAGATCGTCCATAAGATGTTCAGTGCTATGATACCTCTTTAGTTTCTCAACGTAATCTAAACCATCCCAATCTAATATTTTACTGGCAGTATCGTCAATTTCATTTTTATGACTTTGTTGAAAACCGTAATGCTCTGAAGTAAGATGTCTTATTATTTCATCTGCTTCAGTAGGGTTAGGAAGTACCTTATCTGCATGAGCATGTTTAGGGACTTTAATAACTCGTTTTTTAGAATCACCACTACTTACTGAACTAATAAAACTAGAGTGTATAAGTTTTTCTCTAATTACGTTATTAGTGAGATGTTCATCTGTATTAACAGCAAAAGTAATAAAACCATTAGTTTCTGTAAATTGTGGGTCATATCCAGTAAAACTATGAGAAAGATTAGCAAATGCATAATCTCTATTATAATCAGAGACTAGATCACTCAATTTAATTTGAAAAGTTTTTCTCATGTTACTTTAATGAGATCTTTTGCTTTTTACAGGTTGGGATATTTTTTAGACATAAAGTTCTCTAATGACGAACCTTCATAACGTCTGCAAAGATAATCCAAGGAAACAAACATAGGGTCATAACTTCCATCCTTTACTTGATGCTTTACTACAATTCCTCGCCAGTGAGCATTTCCTTGGGGTCCTTTATAGTCTTCGTCGTGAAGATAACACGCGCCTGCAACCAATCCGTGTTGTGATTTTCCCGCCACGAACCGCAAACCGTACATAAGGGTCTGTTGATGTCCCATGCTGAATGAATGCCCAATTGTTTTGAGTCTTGTTTCAATATTTTGTCCACCATAGGGTTTTCCTGTCATTGGGTTATAAAAGAAATGAGAATAAGCAACTCCATCTAACCAAATTGGTTGAGTAAAATCACTTACATTCCACCCACTCTTAGCATAATCTAATTTATTTAAATCAAGCATGCCTTCCAATTGAGGATTTGCATTAATTGCTCTAAGAATTCTTTCTTCATGATTTCCTAAAGTAATATAGCGGTCAGGATTCCAAAGCTTTTGTTTTATTTTTTTACGATGCTCATTATAATCGTAAAAAGGTTGATTAAGTATTCTCCATGCTTCATTAGCAGAATCTAAATCGTCTTGGTAACGACGACCTTCCATTTTTTTCATACCCTTATCATACTGTGATAAAGAAGGCATATCAGCATGATCACCGATATGGACTATTTTAATATTTTTATTGTGATACTCTTCAACAATAAACATACCAATCCAATTTAAATGATCAGTTGGTACATCTAATTTTGCTTGAGTATCAGGAATCATTATATGAGTAACAGGCAAAGCTTCTAGGTTTGCTTCTACTTCATCTTTAAATTTTTCCCAGTTAAATTCCGACACTTCTTTTTGGGTCATATGAGCTCCTGCAGCTTATTTAACTAGTCTTCTTTTGACTCTTGTTCTACTTCATCTTTTTCGATGTCTTCATCTTTTAAAGCTTTAGAAGTTTTATCTAATGGTTGACTATAGCGTAACATTAATGCATTCCTTTATGTTTATTAATTCTTTGACCCAAAGTATCTTTAAGATAATTTCTAGCCTTGGTCTCATCTTTGGGAAGTTTTCCCTGCCAGGTAATTGATTGTGGTCCTGAAACTCTAATGGACCCATCAAATCTTCCATTTTCACCCAACATTACAGCTTCTAATTCTAATTCACATTTACTACATTTCCAGGTTTCGATAACTTCGTAGGGAATAAAAACTTCTAATGGATCTTCTTCTCTACTATTTAATGAAATTCCTTCTGGTAATTCTATCATATTAAAGTGAACGAGCTGCTGACCATCCGAGATTTGAAGATAAGCTTCAACACTCATTCCATTAGAATCAGCAATCATTGTTATAGAGCTAAGAAGTAGTCCAGTTAATGCACTAAACAGTACAATAACATCACTTTCTAATACCATCTGGTAAGCTTCTTCTTCCTGCCCAGAGAGTATGGCAGTAAGTATTGCAACAACTTTAATAACCGTTTCTGCAGCTGTATCTTCCATAAATCCCTCTGTACCCCATTCTATTTATTATATATGTAGACTTACCTGTATTACAAGTTTACCATTTAGTTAATCTCATAAGTTTTACTCTATCTGCAGGAGTAACTTCCATTTGGTTTTTCTTTGCAGATTCTATAAATTCATCAAATTTTATTTTAGCCCTAGTACATTTACGACAAGGTTGTTCACCATTACGTCTATGTCTCAATTCACCTAATGGACTTCCACATTTTCCTTCATTTTTTACATAATCATTCATAGCTTGTTTACAATGATCACATTTACAACCCTTTTTATAGCCCTTTACGGTACCATGTCCTGGGTCATCTGGGTCATTTGGGTCAAAAGTTGCTGTATCATATCTTCTAGTACTTATACCTTTAGTCTTTTTTTGATAATATTCTCTTTGATAATCGGCTATAGCTTGTTTGCATTCATTACAACGACAACCAAGATTTTTATAAGCATTAATAGTACCATGTCTTGGATCATCTGGATTATCTGCATCAAAAGGTATTGTATTTGTACGAGTTTTTTTATCAGCTTTTTCAGTATTATAACGTTTTGCCCAACCTATAGTTTTTTGAAGTAATGAACTACATTCAGGACAA